CAACATTGTACCTATCTCAAGTCCTGGGGAATATGAAGTTGCAGGACTTGACACATTTATGATTCCTTGGATTTCTCCTGAGAATCGTGATGAAACTTTAGAGAAGATGTCAAAAACCAAAGCGAAAGCCGCATTTGGACATCTAGAACTGAATGGATTCAGTGTATATCCTGGAAATGTCCAACAACATGGAATGGATGTAAATGTTTTTGATAAGTTCAGAATCGTCTGTTCTGGACACTATCACACTCGTTCTAATAATGGTAAAGTATTTTATCTTGGAAATTCCTATCAACTTTACTGGAATGATGTTGATGATAAACGAGGTTTCAACTTCTTTGATACTGAGACTTTTGAATTGGAGTTCGTTCAGAATCCTTATAATATGTTTGAAAGGATTTATTATGAAGATCAGAATTCAAAATTATTTAATACAACATCCTGTAAAGATAAGATTGTAAAGATTGTTGTCCGCAAAAAGTCCGATCAACTGGCATTCGAAAAGTTTGTAGATAAAATTTACAAGACTGGAGTTGTAGACATTAAGATTGTTGAAAACTTCGAAGTCAATGATGATGATGTTGACTTTGATCAGGAAAAGATTGAGGATACGATCACCATTTTAAATAAATATGTTGAGGACTCTGATTTTGATCTAGATAAAGAAAAGGTCAAAAAACTTTTGCGAGAGGTCTATCAAGAAGCTTGCGAAATAGAATAAGTATGTACATGATCACGCCATATGGAGATGAAGACGGTGCTTATGCCGTTTCGAATGACTATGGCGAAAAAACATTATACTTTTTTCAGGATGAAGACGACGCAGAGAGATTTGCCGGTCTTTTAGAGGCTGACGATCATCCTGAAATGGAAGTAGTTGAAGTAGATCCAGAACTTGCAATTAAAGCGTGTCACCAGTATAATTACAAATACGCTATCATTACCCCTGATGACTTTGTGATTCCTCCTAGAAAATATGATATTGTTCAAAACGATTAAGTGGCGTAATTTTCTTTCTACTGGAAATCAGTTTACAGAAGTAGATTTTCAAGACGCTAAGACAAATTTGATTGTCGGTACTAATGGTTCCGGTAAGAGTACGATTTTGGATGCTCTTACCTTTGTTTTGTATAACAAACCATTCCGAAAAATCAACAAACCTCAACTCATTAATTCTGTTAATGAGAAAGATTGTCTGGTGGAGATTGAATTCTCTATCGGAAATAAGGAGTATAAAGTTGTCCGAGGTATCAAACCAAATATTTTTGAGATATGGATTGATGGTAAAGTTCAGGACCAAGATTCTGCAGCCCAAGATCAACAAAAGAAACTTGAAGAAGGTATTCTGAAACTTAACTATAAGTCATTTACTCAGACGGTCATTCTGGGATCGGCTACATTTGTTCCATTCATGCAGTTGACCTCTTCTAATCGTAGAGAGATTGTGGAAGATCTTCTTGATATTAAGATTTTTTCTACGATGAACAACATCCTAAAAGATAGGATGCGTAGAACAAATGAACTCATTCGTGAATATTCAATCAAGAAAGATATGATTGAAGATAAAATTGAGATGCAAGAAAGTTTTATTAAGGATCTTGATAAGAGTGGAAAGGATCGTATTCAGAAAAAGAGAGATAGTATTCAAACCATTGAAAATGAAATTGATGAATTGAATACTGATAATGAATCTACTTTGGTCATGATTGAAACGGAACTTCAACCAAAGTTAGAAGAACTTAACAATACTAACTCAACTCTGAAAAAACTCAGTACCATCAAGGCAAAACTGGAACAAAAGATACAACTTTTAGTATCTGATCATAAGTTTTTCCAAGAAAATTCGGTTTGCCCCACATGCACTCAAAGTATTGAAAATGAATTTCGCTTAAATAAGATTGCCGATATCGAGGAGAAATCCAAAGAACTCAATGACGGATACCGAGAGTTGGAGGATGCAATCAATGTAGAACAGGAAAAAGACAAACAATTTTTATCTTATTCTACGGAGATCAACAGACTCAACAATGACATTTCCCACAACAATGTTAAAATTACTGGGCTTAACAAACAAATCCGAAATCTTGGACATGAAATTCAAGAAATTACCGAACAAATTCAAAATCGAAATACTGAACGTCAAGCCCTTGAAAACTTAATACAAGATCTTGAAACATTAGAAAAAGAAAGATCTGCAGAAAAGGAACAAGTTAATTATTACGAGTTCGCTCATTCATTGATGAAAGATGGTGGAGTAAAGTCCAAGATCATCAAAAAGTATCTGCCTCTTATGAATCAGCAGATAAACAAGTATTTACAGATGATGGATTTTTACATCAACTTCACATTGGATGAGGAGTTTAAGGAGGTTATCAAGTCACCAGTTCATGAAGATTTTAGTTATGAGTCATTTAGTGAAGGTGAGAAGATGCGTATTGACCTTTCTCTTTTGTTTACCTGGCGGGACATTGCCAAACTTAGAAACTCGGCCAGTACAAATCTTCTCATCTTAGATGAAATCTTTGATAGTTCTTTGGATGGTGCAGGAACAGACTTCTTCACAAATATTGTTCGTTATGTAATTCAGGACGCTCATGTGTTCGTTATCTCACACAAGACCGACGATCTCATGGACAAATTTGACAGGGTGATGAAATTTGATAAAGTAAAAGGGTTCAGTAAACTAGTGTCATGACCACACCAAACTGGCAACACAACTCTGGGAAACCCCAGAAACGAAAACTTAAACCGCAAGCACTGCGCCAGGCAAAAGCACGACTGGCCCAGTTCAAAAAGCGTCACATGAACCGCTCCAATGGGGCGGTTTCTTCGTATTATGGCTGCATACGAAACGAAATCCATGCCTGTTAACCACGAAGTCAAAGGTCATCTCGCCCGTCTCCTCGCAACTGAAGATCTGGTGGTGGAACACAAGAATGTTCCCACTGCATCCTTCAATGTGGATACTCGTGTTCTGATTCTTCCAATGTGGGAGAAGGCTTCTAACGCAGTCTATGATATGCTTGTGGGCCATGAAGTAGGTCATGCACTCTATACTCCTAATGAAGATTGGAGTGTGAAGTTCTCCATTCCTCAACAATTCGTGAATGTGACTGAAGACGCTCGGATTGAGAAACTGATGAAGCGTCGTTATGGTGGAATGAACAAGTGTTTCTATGCAGGTTATCGGGAGCTGCATGATGACGATTTCTTTCAAGTAAAAGACGAAGATCTTTCTACTTTTAATCTGGCTGATCGTGTCAATCTATATTTCAAGATTGGAAACTATCTTGAACTTCAGTTCAATCCAGAGGAACTGGAGATCGTTGAAATGATTGGTGATGCAGAAACTTTTGATGAAGCGATTGAAGCCGCTGTAAAACTCTACGAATATTGTAAGAAAGAACAGAAACAAGAAACTAAGATTAGTTCTCTGGATAATGTTGAACATAATTTTGGAGGTGGGTCAGAACCTACTCCAGAATATCAGAATCAATCTGCAGAGGATGAACTGGAAACATCTGGAGATGGTGGTCAGGCGTCCTCTGAGGGTCAGTCAGAGGATAAGATGGATCAACCCACTATGGAACAAACCAATCAAGGTGGAGAGACCTCTGAACCCGAAGTCCGTACCGCTGATAGTCTTGAGGAAGCGATTAGGGATCTTGTAAACACTTCTTCTTATGAGAATGTTTATGTTGAACTTCCTAAACTGAATCTGAATACTGTGATTGCACTTAACTCTGAAATCCATGCGGAGATCAATAACTGGTGGAATAAGTCTGTAGAAAAGTTTGGTGAGACTTGTTCAAATCCGCGAGACGTTCTCTTTAAAAGTGTTGATAAAGAGTACCTTGAGTTTAAGCGTTCGGCTCAGAAGGAAGTCAACTATCTGGTGAAGGAGTTTGAATGTAAGAAAGCCGCAGACTCTTATGCTCGTTCAACCACGGCTCGTACTGGTGTTTTGGATTGTTCCAAACTTCACACCTACAAATATAATGAAGACTTGTTCCGCAAGGTAACGACTCTTGCAGATGGCAAGAATCACGGTCTGGTGTTCATTCTAGACTGGTCTGGATCTATGAGTAATGTGATGCAAGACACGATCAAACAACTTTATAACTTGATTTGGTTCTGTAAGAAAGTCACAATTCCCTTTGAGGTTTATGCATTTACCAATGAGTGGCGACGTAATTCTTATGATGAGGATGGAAATTTTATTAAAATGGAACCTCATTACCAGAAGAAACATGGTTTGATTCATGTTGATGAGTCTTTCTCTCTGATGAATCTTTTCACCAGTAAAGTAAACAATCGTGTTCTTGAAGAACAGATGATTAACATCTATCGGATTGCTAAGGAATTTAAGTATTCTTATAATAATGCACCGATGTATACTACTCCAGCTCGTTTGTGTCTTTCTGGTACTCCTTTGAATGAGTCTTTGATTGCTCTTCATCAAATTCTTCCTAAGTTCCAAAAAGAAAATAAACTCCAGAAAGTTCAGTGCGTTGTTCTTACTGATGGTGAAGCTTGTTATCTTAAGTTTCACAAAGAGTTTACTGGTCGTTCCAAAAACAATCCAGAGGAAGTTTATATTGGACTGAACTCCCTCCAGAGCTATCCTTCTTTTATTCGTGATCGTAAGGTTGGTCGTACTTATAAAGTTCGTGAAGAATATCATCAACTGACTGATACTCTTCTTGAGAATCTTCGAGATAGTTTTCCTTCCGTAAACTTTATTGGTATGCGAGTTCTTGAGAATCGTGAGGCCAATTCTTTTATTCGTAAGTATTACAATAACTACGATTACTCTTCTGGTTATTGTCAAGATAACAAAGAATATATTCAGGTTATTAATGATTGGAAAAAGAATCGTTCTTTTTCGATCAAAAATTCTGGATACCATTCTTATTTTGGTCTTTCTGGTTCGGCTCTTTCTCAGGAAAGTGAGTTTGATGTTGCAGAGGATGCAAGTAAGAGTCAGATTAAATCTGCTTTTGTAAAATCATTGAAGAGTAAGAAAATGAACAAAAAAATTCTTGGGGAATTTATTGATCTAGTTGCATGAGGGGTATACCCCTCTTTTTTACTAAATACTTAAAAAAGTATTTGTAAAGATGAACTCTAACGATTTTCAAAACCTAACTGAAGCTTATAATCAAGTACATCAACTTGATGAAGTGTTAGACACTCCTGAAAAAGCGAATGAATATGCCAAAAAGAATGTAAAATCTATGGTTGGTGCTTTTGTTAAAGGTGCTGTTAACAAAGATATTAGTCAACTGAAAACCATAGAAAAAAGAAAAAGAGGAGCGGAACTGGGAAAAAGAAAGGCAGAAAGAAAGTCAGCAGAGGAAAAGAATGAAGAGTTTGAAACTTGGGTAAATGAACTTATGGAAGAGGGTTATGATCTCTCCGACTATACTTGGGAAGAGATGCATGAGTTCTATCTAGATGAAGCAGAAGGTTCATACGGTGAAACTCCAAAGGCATACAGTGCAGCATCAAAGACCAAGATGACTGCAAAGAGAAAGCCTTTCCTCAAGAAAATGCTCAGAAGAACTAATCCTGCAGAAAGAAAGTCTGAGACTTCTCCAAGAAAAGGAATGACTGCTTCTGATAGGGAAGAAGCAAGAGCAGGTGATGCACATGGTTCACCTAGGGGTCATGATTACCCTTCACAGGGCCCTGGTGGAGTAACTAAGAATCCTAAGAAACTCCGTAAGCAAAAAGCAATGGGAGAGTTTGCTAAAGAAGAACTTGATGTCTTTGATGTAGTCCTTGAGTTCCTCCAAGTAGAAGGATACGCAGAAACTCTGGAAGAGGCAGAGTGGATGATGGCAAATGAACTAGATGAGGAAACCATTGATGCAATCCTTGAAGCAGAAGGTTCTTACGGTAAGACACCCAAGGCAAGAGCAGCAATGGGTAAACTTGCTATTGCAAGACGTGAGAAACCTGCAAGTGAGTATTCGCAGAAAGGTGAGAAAACTAAAAAAGTAAAATCAATCGAAAAGCATACTCAGAGAATTGATAACGGTCCTGATGTAGGAAATCGTGGTAAGAAATCTACTAAACCAAGATGGTCTGGGATGTTAGGCAAATCTGGTAGGGGTAAACTTGACCAAGATAGTAGAGATTATGCAAGAGATAGTGCTGTTGAGTATACTTCTGGCGGACACAAACCTGGTTCTGGTACTGTAACCAAGAACCCCAAGAAACTCCGTAAGCAAAAGGCTATGGGTGAGATTGGCGAAAGTTTTGACACATATGAATTTGTTTTGTGTCATCTTCTAGATGAGGGATATGCTTCAACCGAAGAAGCCGCAGATAAAATCATTCTCAACATGAGTGAAGCTTGGTTTGAAGATATTATGGAATTGAATCGTGTTGAAAAGGAAACTGGTATCAACACTAAAACTGGTAGACCAACTGCCAAAGGTGGCGCTAAGGATGATAAAGCATATACTAGCGTAAAAAGAATGATGCGTAAAATGGAGGGAACTCCTGCGGGCCAAAGAAAAAAAGAACCAGGTAAAAAGCCACCTAAAGCTGGTGAATATGGCGGTCCAAGATCACCCGAACAAAAAGTTGCAAAACTCCGTGCAGACAAAAAACGCAGTGCAGATATGATGAGTTCTCGATTTGACTGAGAATAAATAATTTATATTATTGATTGATTTATTGGGTTATGAAACTTTTTGAAAAAAATAGAGTAAGATTTACTTTTGAACTAGAAAATAACCAATTTTTACAATTAGAGTATCAGTTACAATTGAATAGTTTGAGAGAAAAATGGGTAAATGAGGTTAAGGATTCTCTGAAAAAACCAGATGCATATCTTAACCTCAAAATATCAAATAAAAATTATCTTCATCTAGGTGAACTAAAAGAAAAATTAAATTCTATAGTTAAGCAAATTAATGATGCTTATGGAGATGAAATTTTAGTTTCTTTCAAAGGAACAAAAAATATATGCAGAAATACATTGAATTATTTACATGAAAAATTTGAGGAGTATGGAGAATACGGAGCTGGAGATGGTGAAGGCCCGTGGTATCGTGGCCAAAAAGTTCATGATCTTTGGTTAGATTTAAATGAATGGATTCATGTGACTGAAACCGCAATGGATTCAACTCCAAGAGATTATCCAAATTATAGTGCCTTAGTTACGGTTTATCCTCCATATCCTGGTAAAGATTTAGAAGAAACAGATAAATTATTTTTAACCGCAGAATATGCATGGGGTCATCTTTATCTTGGATATAATACCTTAGGTAAAGATTATTTGCATGTTTGGTTGGACAATGATGTTCGAGTAATTACTAATAACCAAATAAAAGTTCAGAATAAGTATAGTTCAGAAGTCTGGCTCTGTTTTCAAGAAGCTTCGTTTTTTTTAAACGAAGCTGAATCGCAGTATTACAAATGGTATAAAACCCTAAGTAAAGAAGTTCGGGATTTGATTCCTACAGATGATCTGAGTAAATTCGCTTTTGGTAGATATTATCTTGGATGCATCATAATTAATCGAGATCTTTCAAAGTTTCATCCAATTGAATATGATTGGTATACTGACAAAGATTTACAAAAGAGGTGGAATAATGAAGTTTTTTCAAAGGTTAAGGGGATAAAAAAAGTTGAGTTTTTATGAATAAAGTAATTGATGAATTTGTGAAATTTTCATTGAGAAATCAATGGTATCCCACAAGTGTACCAAAATATTTTGATGTGTTTGAGTCCGATTGGCCTTTTCTGCAAATAGACTTTAAAGATGACTTTGAAAAGATGCACCAAGAGTGTATTAAAAATGATCATCTATTTGTTGGACATAGACAAAAAGATAAACACCTGAGTTATTCCCATGATGGTTGGTCGGCTTTAACTTTGCATGGCATAAGACCTGATGCTACCGAAAATTATGATCAGTATGGATTGTCTGAACCAAATTACAAATGGACAGATGCATGTAAATATTTTCCAACTTGTGTTGAGTTCTTAAAAAAATTGGGATATAAAGATTATGATAGAGTCAGAATCATGAGACTGGCTCCTGGTGGATATATTATGCCTCATTCTGATGGAGAAGGTAGAATCTTTGGTCCTTTAAATATAGCAATTAATAATCCAGAAGGGTGTAATTTTTACTTTAAAAATTGGGGAAGAGTTCCTTTTAAACAAGGAACCGGATTTTTTCTTGATATAGGTAATATTCATGCGGTTCATAACAATAGTAATGAGCCTAGATATCATTTTATAGTTCATGGGCACATTAATGATAGATTGATTCAAACTGCATTTAAACAAATTGACATGAGAGAAGAAAAAATTTGTTACGGAGTTTATAATCAAAGGCAGTCAATTAATAGTTTTTCAATGTATTTGAGAGCTAAAGGTGCGACTTTGTTTTACCTCAACCGACCTAGAAATAATGCAGAGATAATTTGTGCAGATGAAGTACATGAAATATTGAAAGAGGCTTTGATTAAGGGGTATCGATATTGTGTAATACAATCTGCTGGATGTACTCTAAGAAGTTTTGATTACGATAGAGAAATTAGAGATTTTATAAAAGAAAATAATTTTGGAGTCGCTGGTCATATACTAGCTTGGCCTGGAAAATGGTTGGAGTTACATCCGCAGTTTTTTATAGTTAATGTTTCTGCATGGAAAGATGTTGGATGTCCAGAATTTGGGGAGTGGTGTTCTGGTAAACAATTACTACCTGTAGTAGAAAGAAGTGTTGAAAATTTTCACGATGACTACACACCTTTGTGGGTTAAGTATTCAAAAAAACAAACCATTCAATCTGAAGCAGGAAGAGGTTGGAAACTTTTAAAGGCTATGTTTTTGAATAATTGGCCTGTAATAACATTGAGTGAAAAATTGCGATTCAATAAATTTTATTATTATCCTGAACATGAAACAGAAAAATTCGAAAACAGTATAAAAACTTTGACTCCGTATGAGGGACAAAATTGGAATCAATCTAAAATCATATCTGATGTAAAATTAATAAAAGATCAAATTTGGTTATTTAATAGTGAATCAATGTGTATAACTAATGGGGGTAATTTTGATCTCGTTGTTAATACTGCAAGTGGATTTAAATTATTCGATATTTTTAAAAATAAAAAACTCAATAATAATGGAAAAGTTATAGTCTATGATTTTAATTCAAAAAGTTTAAGATGGTACAAACATTTTCACGGTTGGAAAAATGATGATCTAATTGATTGTATTAGAAGTTTTTCGGAAAAAGATCATTTTACTTGGATAGGTAAAACGGATTGTAATTATGTTGAGGATGAATCTTTTTCAAATTTATATAAAGAACTAATTGACCACTTTGGTGGAGTTAATAATTTTGTTAAATATTGGAAAATTTTTAAAAAAACTCAAGTCAAATTTGCGATGGTTGATTTATATAAAGATTCTGAAAAGTTCTCAAATATTTTTGTGGGGAAAGGAAAGAAGTTTGTCAATTTGTCAAACATTTTTTCTACAGATGCCACAACATTTTTATATGGACATGTTGAAGTTCAGACTTCACAGCAAAGGTGTTTAGCTTCTTTGTATGTTGTTGATCCTGAAATACAAATTTCTATTTTTGATTTTTGGGGACGAAATTTGGTTGGTAAAGTAAAAGACATATTGTAGGGCCAGTTTGGGAACTGTCACACCCATCTGACCATCCCCCCTTCAATGGGGTATTATAGCTTCAGTTGAGAAACACACCACACAATGCCCCGCACCAAAATGACTGACGATCAAGTTTTTGAAGGTCTTAAATCCACTTATGGAGTTGAAATTACTTCTGGAGATGTCAAGGCTTATTGTGCGATGAATAATCTTTCTTATCCTACGGTTACTCGTCGTCTGGAAAACTTCAAAACTGCTCGTGGTCGTTGGAATCTTGAAGTGACTCAAGAACGTGTTCAGGAGATTGAACGCAATTTTAATAATGTCTCGGTTCTTCCTGAAGTGCATCAAAACCTTATTCCCGATAAAGATGATACCTTCGTCCAGTTTGGTAACTTTAAAGATATTAAGCGTATTATTCAGTCCCGTCTTTTTTACCCTACGTTTATTACGGGTCTTTCGGGTAATGGTAAAACGTTCGGTGTTGAACAAGTTTGCGCTCAACTTAAGCGTGAACTGATTCGGGTCAATATCACTATTGAAACTGACGAGGATGACCTGATTGGTGGTTTCCGTCTTGTCAATGGTGAAACTGCTTGGCACAATGGTCCCGTCGTCGAAGCTCTGGAACGCGGTGCGATTCTTTTGCTTGATGAAATTGACTTGGCTTCTAATAAGATTCTGTGTCTCCAATCTATTCTGGAAGGTAAAGGTGTCTTCCTTAAGAAGATTGGTCGCTTTGTGAAACCTGCCGCTGGTTTCAATGTGGTTGCCACTGCGAACACCAAAGGTAAGGGTTCTGATGATGGTCGCTTCATCGGCACTAACGTTCTCAATGAGGCATTCTTGGAACGTTTCCCTGTGACCTTTGAACAGGAATATCCTTCCGTAACTAATGAAGTCAAGATTCTTGAGAAAGTTGCTCAAACTTTGAATGTCAACGATCTTGAATTTTGCAAACGTCTTGCTGACTGGGCAGACATTATCCGCAAGACCTTCTACGATGGTGGTATTGAGGAAATTATTTCTACCCGGCGTCTGGTCCATATCATCCGTGCCTATAGCATCTTCCAAGACAAGGCAAAGGCAATCCAAGTTTGTGTAAATCGTTTCGACGACGAAACCAAACAGTCCTTCCTGGAACTGTACGATAAGGTGGATGCTGACTTCCAGATGCCTAATATGTCACAGGAGAATGGTGTTCCCACTCCCGTTGACTTGAACGCTCCGTTCTGATAGAATATGGGGAGGTAAAAAGTGCCTCCTTTTTGTTCCTTTACTATGAATTCAAATGTCTGAAAACTTTGAAAGCTTTTATGAAAGTTCTATACCAAACCAAGATTTTTGGGTAGAGGATGGAATCAGTTTGACTGGTAATCCAAATTCTTCTTCTGATGCAATTCTTATTGGTTCCGGTAATATTAATCAATTCACTCTTACTGCCAATGGTGGCGGAACACTCAATCTTGAAAAAACGCCTGTTAGTATGACCGAATCAAAAAACTACCTCTGGAAATACAATGAAGATAAAATCCTTAAAGATGTTGAGGATTATGTGACTAGTACTTATGGTAGCCACTATTGTGGACACAACCACGCCTACAAAGATATTCAGACTATTGATTTGATGGCTGCAAAGGATCTTGCTCCTGGATTTTGTCAGGCGAATATCCTAAAATATGGAAGTCGTTATGGTGATAAAGATGGTCGTAACAAACGCGATCTTCTTAAAGTAATTCACTACGCAATGCTTCTACTCCACTTTGACGGTCATTATTCTCGCAAAGATAATGGCCTTACAGAATTCCGTTGATCATGAAACTCAAAAATACATCTATGAAACTCTCTGAAAAAACCCTCTCTCTTCTCAAGAACTTCTCTGGTATCAACCAGTCTATTCTCTTCAAGAAGGGAACCAAACTCCGCACCATTTCTGTGATGAAGAATATTCTCGCAGAAGTTGAAGTAGAGGAAGAGTTTGAAAAAGACTTTGGTATTTACGATCTAAACCAGTTCCTAAATGCAATGTCTCTCTATCAAAATCCCCAACTGAAGTTTGCTAACGACAGTTATGTGACTATCAATGAGGGTAATGCACGATCCAAGTATTTCTTTGCAGATCCTGCTGTGATTGTGACTCCTCCCGAAAAGTCCATTACACTCCCGTCTGAGGATGTTTGTTTTGAGGTAAATACTCAACAACTAGATAAACTCCTCAAGGCTGCAGCAGTCTATGGTGTCCCTGACCTTTCTGTGGTTGGTGAGGCTGGTGTTGTTAAGCTTGTTGTTCGTGACAAAAAGAATGATACTTCTAATGAGTATTCTCTTGTTGTTGGTGAGACTACTGGAACTTTTGTTCTTAACTTCAAAGTTGAGAATATTAAAATTCTCCCTGGTTCTTATGAGGTTGTGATCTCCAAGAAACTTCTTTCTCGTTTCCAGTCAGAAGATAAGAATCTTACATATTACATTGCTTTGGAACCAGACTCAACCTATGATGAGTGAGGTAACTCACCTATATTATGAACATCTTTGTGACTTCTCCCTGGCCCGCTGAAAGTGCCGTATGTCTCCCCGATAAACATATTGTCAAGATGCCTTTGGAGTGCTGTCAAATGCTCTCCATTGTTGCTTCTGAAAAGTGGGGTCATAACTACGGCACTCTGCCTAAGACTGACGGCACTCCCTACAGAACTGAAAAGGGTGCGTTTCGTAATCATCCCTGTACCAGGTGGGCAATGGATAGTATCCACAATGCCTATTGGTTGATTAAGTGGGGAATGAACTTGTGTGATGAGTACCAACTACGCTATAATAAAACTCACTCCTGTTACAAGACTCTTGTAGATGCTTACTATCTTTTCCCTAAAGGAAAGATCACAGAAGTGACTCCATTCGCTCGAGCGATGCCAGAAGAATGGAAATTTGATGATAGTATTGATACCTTTACTGCTTATAAAAGGTACATTGCTTCAAAACCTTGGGTATCGGACAACTACCTCCGTATGCCTGAACGTAAACCCGATTGGATTTGATTATGAGTCGTGATGAATTTCTGTGGGTAGAGAAATACCGCCCACGCAAGATTGAAGATTGTATTCTCCCAGATGCTAACAAGAAGACATTTTTGGAGTTTCTAAATAACAAAGAAATTCCGAACCTGATGCTTGCTGGCCCTGCAGGGTGCGGAAAAACTACAGTTGCAAAAGCTCTGTGTGAAGAACTAGGAGTAGATTACTATGTTATTAATGGATCTGACGAAGGACGATTTCTGGACACGGTACGGAACCAGGCAAAGAACTTTGCTTCGACCGTCTCACTTTCTGCGGGTGATGCAAAACACAAAGTCATCATCATTGATGAGGCTGACAACACAACCCACGATGTACAACTCCTTCTGCGGGCTAATATTGAGGCGTTTTATAACAACTGTCGATTCATCTTCACTTGCAACTACAAGAACAAGATCATCGAACCCCTACACTCTCGATGTGCAGTCGTTGAGTTCAGTATCAAAGGGAAAGAAAAAGCCCAGTTGGCAGGATCCTTCTTCAAGCGTCTACAGAACATCCTGGATGCGGAAGGTGTACAATACGATCCTAAAGTCCTTGCAGAACTCATCAACAAACATTTCCCCGACTGGCGACGAGTCCTAAACGAATGTCAGAGGTATTCTGCTGGTGGTAAAGTTGACTCTGCAATTCTTGCTGAATTTTCTGATGTAAATGTAAATGAACTTATCAAGAATCTCAAAACTAAAAACTTTACTGAAGTCCGAAAGTGGGTGGTCGGGAACCTGGACAACGATGCTTCTGGTTTACTTCGCAGGGTTTATGACGCCTCTTTTGATCATTTTTCACCTTCATCTATCCCTGCTGCCGTTCTTATTATTGCTAAGTATCAATACCAATGTGCGTTCGTGGCTGACCAGGAAGTAAATCTTCTTGCAGCATTAACTGAAATTATGTGTGAGGTTGAATTCAAATGATTGATGTAAAACTATTTCGTATTGCAACTGGTGAAGAAGTTGTCGCTGAGTTGGTATCTCAGGATGATAACTTTGTAACAGTAAAAAATGGCCTGGTTGTTCTTCCTAGTCCGGATGGTCGTGTGGGATTTGCTCCATGGGCTTCCGTAATTGATAAAACAATTCCCGATCTTATTATTGCTAAAAATCATATTGTTTATATTGCAGAAGTTGATCCACAAGTCAAAAACAAGTATAATGAAATTTATGGGAGTAAACTAGTAACTCCTGGTGAAAAGAAATTGATTCTCTGATATGCAATTAGAACTTGATGATGCTGTTTACGCAGCCGATAAATTCATTGATTACTTTTCTAACATGGGAAGGATTGATGAATATCTGCGTAACATTAAACTTGAACGAATGGAACAAATGCCTTCATCCATTCTTGGGATTGGTCCTGAGGATGATATGTTTGATGCATTTGACATGCACCCACAGGACATGAACTTTAAAGTTTATACTGCGGGGGAGAGGGGTGGATTTACAAATGAATATTTTAATGAGAGGTTGCAGATTACTACCTCTCACGCGATTGAGGATAGTATTCCTGGTAAGTCTCTGAAGTGGATTGTACAAGAAACTAACACACAGAAGATTGTTGGTTTCTGTCGGTTTGGTTCTCCCACAATCAACTCTAAACCTCGCAATGATTGGCTTGGACAAACTCCCCAGTTGTCTAGGTTTAATCGTCATGCAATCATGGGATTCATTATTGTCCCAACCCAACCTTTTGGTTTCAACTATCTGGGAGGTAAACTCCTTGCACTTCTTTGTTGTTCTCATACTGCTCGTGAGACGTTAAATAAGAAGTATGGATCAGATATTTGTTCTTTTGAGACCACTTCTCTTTATGGTTCCACTAAGGCCTCATCTCAGTATGATGGTCTGAAACCTTATATGAGGTATAAGGGTCTAACTCAAAGTGATTTTACTCCTCTGCTCCATGA